TCAATATGCTAAGAAATCTATCGCGTGAAGATGCTGGCCGTAACCTTACTCTAACTGATCAACAATTAGCTTATATTAGAATTTTACTTAAACGTCAATTGCGTGCTAACGGTATTAACCCAGACGATGACGCACCAACTAATACTTTTGCAGATGATGCTGATGAGCGTGAACGTATGCGTCGCGAGCGTGAGCAGATTTCACAGGATATGCGATCGCATGATGACGAGGATATCAATGACCTTATGGGCAGTGAGAGTGATGAAGAGGCTCCGCAAGGTGTTGATCCAGAGCACAGCGAATGGGAAATTTATAATCCCGCAACTGGTCAAGTGGTTAGTCGCGTAAGACAAGGCGATGTTGTTTATGCTGTAAGAAAAGCACGTGAACATGAACAAGATCTAGGATTAGCTACTGGTGCGTTGGATATTCGTGCTATAAATCAAACAAACGAAAGCATTAACCTTTTACGTAAATTGGCAGGATTACTATAATGAACCTATTCGAAATGTTTGAACAGGAAGAATCTAAACAATTAACTTTAATTGATGCACTACGTGACTTCTTGCCTATTGCTGTTAAGCATTTGGGTTTAGATCACATTCCAAAAATTAAATTAGTTAAATCAATACCAGATGCAAATATTCCAACATTTGGTCGTTTTGTCAACGAAGAAAGAGCTATATCTGTAGTCGTAGCCAATCGCCAACCGGTGGATATTCTACGTACCTTAGCGCACGAAATGACACACTATGTACAAGGTGAAGAACATCGATTAGATTCAACCAGTTGGCACACAGGTAGCCCAATCGAAAATGAAGCACATGAAGTAGCTGGTATCATCATGCGTGATTTTGACAAGGCCTATCCTGAATACCTTAAAGCACCTCCGGTGGTACTACCATAAATGACCAATTGGGAAGTCTACGTTAAAGAATCTTACGAGCTTATTAAAGAAGCAGAGCAAGCATTAACTATTGAATTAGAACATACCGTAGAAGCATATCTAGTACATCTTTTTGCACACTATCTAGACAAACCAACGATCAATACAGAACCCTTAGGTATCAAACTATTAGCCAGTGTTACCTTACCTGCACTCCAACGTAAAGAAGTGTTAAAAGCAGTAGGTGACGAGTGTTTATTAATTAATAGTATGGAATGGGGTAAACGCCGTTGGCCTAGTTGTAATTACTATAGTGATCTAGGTCAAAATGCTTATCTAACTCGTGCATTTATGGCTCGTCCGTCAGAAGACTTATTTGACAATCTAGCAATACAATTTGAAACAGCTACCAAAATACTACGTAAGTGTAGAATTACCTAATAAGTAATTGCATGAATAATGCTTTAATATGGGGCCGTACTGGTCCATTGTCTATTAACTATCTCCCACAGTGGGAATCTGGAATTCGAGAGTTATTTGACAATTTATGCAATGGTATCACTGATCAACTAGATGTAAATGGAATTACAGATTATCGACTTGTATTCACAGAATTATCTGATCATACTATAGCAGAAAATATACATAAATTTTCCGAAAAGAATATTGTAATTTATCATTCAGATCATCTGCATCATTCTGATCTTCTCCGATATGTAAAATATGAAAATAATAATTATTCTTTTCCGTTTCTAATTAGTGATACCATATTAAATTTAATAAATGCTGCTAACAACAATCCTAATAAAAATATCTTGTTTTATAGTGTTGTGGATTATCTTGACAGAGAAACTACACAGTGCAATATACCCAGCAATCTAATTATCAAGTGTACTAAATCTGGAAATTTATTACGATCAAGTATACATTTTAAAGATTGTATAATTGAACCTAATAAAGATTTTAATTCAGATAAAACTTTTATCTGCCTAAACAATGTTAATAGGCCGCATCGACCTGCTGTAGTCAGCTACCTATTAGGCAAAGGACTAGACCCGTACGGTTATATTACATTAAGATCTTATGAGAATACCTCAATTGATTGTTTTTTAGATTGGTGTTTCGATACCGTGCATGATCCTATTAAAAACATATTACTCTCAGGATTTTCAAAAATCTCTAAAGATACATTAACTGAGATAGCGTTTAATCCTACATTAAATAAAAATTACAATGCACTCTCTAAGACATATCAGAAAACATTTATAGAGATTATTACTGATACTACCTATTTTGAACCAAGTGCCTTTACCAATGACAAATATGTTAATAATATACTAGGTGCCAATTTTCCTATTTTTATTTCTACACTAGGCACGGTTAATCATTTACGCCAACAGGGATTTGACATGTTTGATGATATTGTTGATCACAGTTACGATAATATCGTTGATCCAGCACTTCGATTGTCTCAGGCAATAGAATTAAATCTATCGCTACTAAAAGACACGGAGGTAGTTAAGAAATTATGGAAGGAAAATAAAAGTAGGTTTATAAATAATTACAATTTTTTTAAAAATGATTTTAAAACATTGGTCACAGACATAATAAATCAAGCCTGGGCAGAAGGTGCTGCAGAATTAAAATTAAAATGTTCAAACACTGTTTGATCGTTTAATCGTCTAACAGGATTACCCATATATGTACCAGGTTCTTCTAGGGTTTTATTAACTGTAGATACCATACCCAAATATGTATTAGCTGTCACAGATACTCCATCTTTGAATGTACTTCTCGATCCTACATAACACCAATCACCTATAATAGTACTGCCATTGATTACAGTAGCAGGACAGATGTTTACATTGTTGCCTAATTTTACATTGTGACTGATCAAACTATATGGTGCAATTAAACAATCTTCGCCTATTTCTGCTCGGTGTGCCAGGATGCAATACTGCATAACAATTGAACCCGGTCTAATTGTAATTTCTTTGATATTTAAACTAGATGAATCATGAATAAAACTAAATTTCTTTAGATTGTGTGTTTTTATATACTCAACTATTTGTTTTCTTTCAGTTAAGTCCTTAAATACACAAACAATAAATGCTGTATTTTTAAAATTACTTAGATCAGTTTTGTAGAATTCAGCAGGTTCAATTATATCAAAACTTTTAACTGAACGAATTTGCGAGTCAGATAGTATCTGATACTTAGTATCGGCTACATAAGTGGAATCTTTATAACCAATAAGTTTAATATCAGTTTCGATTAATGAATAGTTGTAGCCAATAATCAATATGCAATGCCCCTGTTTTGAATATTTATGAGCTTAGGGTATCCATACTAAATATTTTTATATACGAGAATTTCAATGAAATATTTTCTACAAACCGATATAGACCTATTAACACCTAGTATCGAACAACAAATTAATCAACTGCTAACAATTGATCACGATAAACTTATATTAAACGGTGAATATCTCGAAAAAAGTGATTCTAAGATAAACAATCGTTATTTAGAAAGTATCGAAAGTTCCGAAGAACAAGTAATATTTGATCAATACAGACAAAAAATATTAGACTATTATGCAGGCCAAAAGCCAATTGAATTACGTGTATATCAATTGCCCGACGATCTAGATAGAGAAATATTTAATCGGTTACCGGAATCAATTCGTAACATGCCTAAACCACCTTATGTTAGAATGCAGGTCATGACCAATGGCGATTATCTTGCACCACATTCCGATGTCAACCGTGATGTTACACTTATTTGTCCAGTAACCACAGCTGATGAATCTACCTGTTGGTGGGCTGTAAGAGAACCACACAAATTACCTGCTAAGTCTATTCCAGACATAGACAAAGTCGAGTGTGTAGCCATAGCACGCCCAGCTAAAGGTGAAACTTGGCTTTACAATATCAATGAAATACACAGCGTTGAACGCCCAGCCGGACGTAGAGATGATTATAGAGTAACTATTCAGTTTAGGTGGACTAATACTTCAATGTTAGATGTAGCACGAGCATTATGGTTAAATTAATTTTAGATGGACTACTACTCCCCTAGACGACATTATTCAAGCATTACTTTAACTGCATTAATCCAAGCAATATAAACAATCTGCAATAAATCCAACCGGTATCAATTTCCCACCAATTTCTATGAAAGTAAGGTTTGCTGACATCATTATGATGATTGGCATGAAGGCTTTCTCCACCCATAATAACTCCTATAGGGGATAAATTTACAGATTTATCTTTGGTTCCTTTTGGTCTAAATCCAATTACATGTAGACTATAGTTACCTGCTAAGATTGTATAATCTTTAATAAAGAAGTATATGCAGGCTCCAGCAATAAATCCCGTAGCACCAAATAGAATAGTTTGTAGAATCCAATTTAATAAGATGCCACCCTTGGGGTATTGGCTGTATATGTGTTGTTGCATCCAATCATCAACAGGCATTACACCCGGGGCATATAATTTAATTTCATCGTCTGTGACAAAATTAGCCCTAGTAGGATCGTTATGGCTATAGTCAAGCAATTGTCTAATTGTATAATGATGCGGGCTATGTGGATCTAAAGGTGTATCGGGATATCTATGATGTTTCCTATGCTGTCCTGCATATTGTTCCTTCCAACGATAATAACTGCCAAAGGCTAAGGTAAACCATAGCCAAAATCTAAAAAAATGTTCTAAATAATAATTTATAACAAAATGATTATGGCCCACTGACCTATGCACATATATAGAAAATATATTGTTAGCTAGATGATATACTATTAAAAATGTAATGAGAAAATATGGCCATGTAAACATAAAAATATTTATAGATAGCTGTTGACATGGATAATTAATTAGTATAAACTATATTTTTTAATAAGGAATCAACACATGGCATCACGTATGTTTTCAAGCGAGCAAAAGGCCAAATTGACACAGTTAGTAAACGAAGGCATTCAAGTAATGCAAGAAGTTGAAGATTTAAATGCAGGTCTAAGCGATACAATCAAAGCAGTAGCAGAAGAATTAGAAATTAAACCAGCTATCCTAAAAAAAGCTATTAAGATCGCACAAAAAAGTAAATTTACAGATACTAATGCTGATCACGAAGAACTTACAGACATCTTGGAAACTGTTGGTCGCACATTATAAATTGTGAAGATATTAATCTGTGGCGATAGTTTTGCTGCTAACTGGCAAGTTAAGTATCCTGACAAAAAGGGATGGCCTAACTTGCTGGCAGATAAGTATGATGTTACTAATATAGCACAGGCTGCAGTAAGTGAATACAAAATCTTACAACAGATTAAATCAATTGATTTATCTAAATTTGATACAGTGTTAGTTAGTCATGCAAGTCCCAATAGAATACATTGTAAATTGCATCCCATACATGCCAATAATGTATTACATAAAGACAGCGATTTAATATATACTGATCTATTAGCACATAAAGATGATTCTGATTGTCAGTTGGCAGTTGATTTCTTTGAACGCTATTTTGAACTCGACTATTATCATGATATCAGTAATTTGATTTGTAAAGAAATTTTATCAATATTAGATAATTACGAGTTAAATCAAATACATTTGATCAATGTTAATAAGAAACAGTTATATAATGTATTGTCCGACTACTACGACATTAATCGTATATTTGTTAAGAATAGAGGTGACATAAATCACTTAACCCCTAAAGGAAATCAACTTATGTTTAATAAAGTTGAAGAATTAATTAATGAAAAACTTAATCTTACGAATTAAATTATTTTTTACTACACTTAAAAAACGTAGAGAACTCAAGGAAGAAGATCCTTATATCTATAAATGAGTGTACAAGAATTCTACAATAAAAATCCATTTCCCGGTCCATACACATTTGATCAGTTATCTAACTACGATGTAACTATTAATCCCTATGTTAAAGTCATTAATCACTATATAGATCACAAACAAAAGGTATTAGATGTAGGGTGCGGTACTGGGTTGCTTACTAATTTATTTGCATTAAGGTATGCCAGTGGTGAATTTCAAGGGTTAGATTTTAGTACAGGTGCCGATTATGCCAGTGATTTTGCCAAACAACATAGTGTGCTTAATGCAAAGTTTGTCAAGCAAAATTTCTTTGATTACTCTACTACGACCAAATTTGATATTATAATTGCCCAAAGTTTTATCACTCACGTATCCAATTATATAGATGCTGTAGATAAAATTAAACAGTTATTAAAACCTAATGGTATAGTCATTATAGGAGTATACAATAATTGGGGCAATTGTATTAAAAATTTATTATCTATTAGTTATAATAATAAACGATTAGAATTAGACCAAACAGCCAATCCATGCGAAATAGCCCTTACACATCGAGAAGTTCTTAATATGTTTAACGACTACGAATTACTAGAAGTAACCCCAAGTATCAACAATAAATTAGTTAATTTAGCCAACTTATTTAACGCTAGAAACGGCGGACTAACTTTGTATGTGTTTAAAGGACTAACATGATTCAAGTGCAGGCCGCTATATGGGATTGGATTAAAAACTATGTTGAAGTAGATAACAAGTTTTATGACTATAAATTTGCAGTTTGTCCATATGCCAAAGCCGCAAGACTTAAGGGCATAGTTGACGTACAGGCGTGGAATGAAGGTAGTATTAAAAAATTTATCGCAGACAATATACGCAGACTTGTAGCAGATCCTAAATTAGAAATATGTGTATTAGCTATGCCGCCTAGAACTAAATGGCATTGGGGAATCAAGCGCCTGATTAATAAACTTAATCAAGAAGTAATACCACAAGGGTACTACGTACAGTATGGTCAAGCTATTAAAACTTCTAGCATATATCCAGGATTATTTAATGGTGGTAAATATTTTGTGGTATTAGTTAATCGGTTAGATCCTGTGCTCGATGGCCATCGAGCACTGTTAAAAACATCGTACTATAAACCTTGGTCTAAGAAACACTATACCGCAGTAGTAACTCGTAGACAAGAACAATATGAAAAGTATAAAGATGGTAACATTAAACGTTGCCCATTCCATAGATTTAAGTTATAATAGTTATTTGAGTCGTACACTTACGTACATGCAGAAAAGTTAGCCAGCTACAAGTGGCATTAGGAGTAATATGAGTTATGTAGACGCACTATACGATCGTGCTAAAGATCGTATCTATATCGTTGAACGCAACAACGGTAGTAGAGAATATAAAGAATTCCCAGCAAATTATGTATTTTATTACGATGATCCCAAAGGTAAGTTCCGTACTATCTACGACACCCCTGTTAGTAGATTCAGCACTCGAGTAGGTAAAGAGTTCCATAAAGAACTACGCATGCAAAATGGTAAGCGTTTATGGGAAAGTGATATCAATCCTGTATTCCGTTGTTTAGAAGATAATTATTCTGGCGTTGCATCACCTAAACTACAAACAGCGTTCTTCGATATTGAGGTAGACTTCGACCCCGAGCGTGGATATGCTCCTACTAATGATCCATTTAATGCTATCACTGCTATTTCAGTATACTTAGATTGGTTAGACAAACTGGTTACCTTAGTAGTTCCTCCTAAGAGTTATAGTTGGGATTCAGCACAGGAAATATGTAATCAATATGAAAACTGTTTCTTGTTTGACCGTGAACAGGACATGTTAGACACATTCCTTAACTTAATCGACGATGCTGATATCTTAAGCGGTTGGAACAGTGAAGGCTATGATATTCCCTATACAGTAGGTCGTATTGTGCGTGTATTAAGCAAAGATGATACTAGACGTTTATGTTTATGGGGTCAATATCCTAAACAACGTGAATTCGAGCGGTTTGGTGCTACCAGTATCACATTCGACTTAATTGGTCGTGTACACCTAGACTATATGCAATTATATCGAAAGTACACCTACGAAGAACGTCATAGTTACAGCTTAGATGCCATTGGTGAATATGAATTAGATGAGCGTAAGGTTGCCTATGAAGGTACCTTAGATCAACTGTACAACAAAGACTTTCCTAAGTTTATTGATTATAATAGACAGGATACTATGTTGCTAGGCAAGTTAGACAAGAAACTACGCTTTTTAGATCTGGCCAATGAACTTGCGCACGACAATACTGTACTACTACAAACAACTATGGGTGCTGTAGCAGTCACAGAGCAGGCAATTATCAATCAAGCACATCAACAGGGCCTAGTAGTAATGAATCGTGCAGGCCGTGATAGTCAAGGTGACACACAAGCGGCTGGTGCGTATGTAGCACATCCTAAAAAAGGTATGCATGAGTACATCGGTTCAGTGGATATTAACTCACTATACCCAAGTGCTATTCGTGCGCTGAATATGGGTCCAGAAACTATTGTAGGACAACTCCGTCCTATTATGACTGATCATTATATTCAACAAAAAATAGCTTCTGGTTCAAGTTTTGCTGATGCATGGGAAAATATGTTTGGCACCTTAGAATACGAAGCCGTTATGGAAAATAAAGCAGGTGTTGAAATTACTATCGATTGGGAAGGTGGGGCTGGGTCAACATCACATACCGCTAACGAAGTATGGAATATGATATTCAATAGCAATCAACCTTGGATTTTATCAGCCAATGGTACTATTTTTAGTTTTGAAACAGAAGCAATTGTACCTAGTTTGTTAAAGCGTTGGTATGCTGAACGTAAAGAACTACAGGCCAAAAAGAAAGAAGCCACTGATCCGGAAGAAATTGCGTTCTGGGACAAGCGACAATTAGTTAAGAAAATTAACTTGAATAGCTTATATGGTGCACTATTGAATCCAGGTTGTCGTTTCTTTGATAAGCGTATTGGACAGTCAACTACTCTTACTGGTCGTACTATTGCCAAACACATGGATGCGTTCATTAATGAATGTATTACCGGCAAGTATGATCACGTGGGCGATGCTATTATATACGGTGACACTGACTCATGTTATTTTAGTGCTTGGCCTGCCATTAAAGATGAAGTAGCTGCCGGCAATATCGAGTGGAATAAAGATATCGCTGTACAAATGTATGACAGCATATCAGATCAAGTTAACGAAAGTTTTCCAGCAATGATGGAACGTAGTTTTCATTGCCCACGCCATATGGGTGAAGTTATTAAAGGTGGGCGTGAAGTAGTTGCAAGCAAAGGTTTGTTTATTAAAAAGAAACGCTATGCTGTGTTGATCTATGACTTAGAGGGCAAGCGTTTAGATAAAGAAGGTAAACCGGGCAAAGTTAAGGCCATGGGTCTAGACTTAAAACGTAGTGATACTCCCAAAGTTGTGCAAGATTTCTTAAGTGATATTTTACATGATGTATTAACTGGCAAGGATCGTGAATCTATTATTGAAAAAGTACGCGAATTTAAAATAGCATTCCAAGATCGTCCGGCTTGGGAAAAGGGCACACCTAAACGTGTTAACAACTTGACCAAATACACCGCCGCAGAAGCTCGTGAGGGTAAAGCCAATATGCCAGGACACGTTCGAGCCGCGATGAATTGGAATAACTTAAAACGTATGCATGGAGATAACTATAGTACCAGTATTGTTGATGGTATGAAAACTATTGTATGTAAACTTAAAGATAATCCTCTAGGATATACCAGTGTAGGTTATCCAACAGATGAATTACATATCCCAACTTGGTTTAAAGATTTACCATTTGATGACGGATTAATGGAAACCACTATCGTAGATCAAAAGGTAGAAAATTTGCTAGGGGTACTTGATTGGGACATTGCTGCACATACTAATATTAACACAACATTTGACAGTTTGTTTAGTTTTGGATAAGATATGAAGACAATAAGTGAACTATTAATTTTTAAAAATGATTTAACTAATCGATTAAAGACCTTAAACGATGGTTTGGCCGAATTTATGGATCAAAAAGCTATCAGCTTAAAGATGTCACAGATTAATAACTTTAATGCTGGTTATGATGATCAAATACATCAATTAATTCAAATGTATCAGAATTTGGATACAGAAAATCAAAAGATTGTTCTTGGAGTAAAACAATTAATAGATCAGATTACTGTAGACATAGATGCATTAGCTAATCAACTGTTTAATACACCCGAGTTCCAAAGCAAGTTTGCTAATAAAGAGCCATCATTGTATCCAATGAATCAAGATCTATTAGAAATCATCAAGGTTAGAATTCGACAATATGGTGATTGGCACTATCCAGGATTACAGCTTAATACACGAGAAAAGCAGTGGATTGACTGTATGATTACTTGTGATCCCCTGTATCTAGTAGGAGAAAACATAGATCAGCTTAATGATGTAATTAAAGATTATCCAAAACAATATCAAGATAGACTACGATTATACACAGTTGATCAATTTGGGGAATTACCTCAAGAGCAGTTTGGATTTATATTATGCTGGAATTTATTTGAATATTGCACAATTACTGAAATTGAACCTTATTTAAACTCAGTCTACAACCTACTTAGACCAGGTGGGGTATTCATGTTTAGTTACAATAATTGTGATGTTGTTTCATCTGCTAAATCAACTGAATCAGAGATATTTAACTACAATACTGTGCGTGCTATGCAGGCCGCATGTGAAAAAACAGGATATGAAGTACTATCTTTCGAAGATGGAGGTGTTGAGCATTGGAAATCACCATATACCAGTTGGGCAGAAATTAAGAAACCGGGCGAATTATCTACAGTAAAAGCACACCAGGCACTTGGAAAAATATTACCGAAATAATTGTAAAACCTAAATACATCATATACAATATATTATCAAAGGAGAAGTAAATGAAAGATCATCTATTAGACATCGTAAAAAACACTTATGGATTAGGAATTATCGATCTAGTTAAAGTAACAGGTACAAGTAAAGAAACTTCGATCGAAGCAATTGCTGAAGATCGCAGTGTTATTGTACAAGCAAAAGTAAACAATCCAGTACCAGAGTTTATTGGTGTATTTGGTATGCCAAATTTAGGTAAACTAAACACAATCTTAGGTATTCCGGAATACAAAGAAAATGCTAAGATTTCATTAAACACACAAGACAAAGATGGTGTAACTGTGCCAACAGGACTACACTTTGAAAACAAAGCAGGCGACTTTAAAAACGACTATCGTTTTATGAGTCAAGAAATTATCAGCGACAAAGTTAAAAGTGTTATTTCACGCAAACAACTAAGCTGGGACGTAGAGTTTGAACCAACTGTAGCAAATATTCAACGTTTAAAGTTTATGTCAAGTGCAAATAGTGATGAAGTAATATTTACTGCCAAGACTGACGGCAAAAACTTGAAAATGTTCTTTGGTGATCATAGTTCACATGCAGGTAACTTTGTATTCCAAGCTGATATTACTGGTTCATTGACTAAACCATTGTCATTTCCTGTAGCGGCTGTGATCAGTATCTTAAATTTAAGCGGTGATAAAACATTCCGATTAAGTAATGATGGTGTATTACAAATTAGTGTAGATACAGGTCTAGCAACTTACAACTATATCTTACCAGCACAATCAAAATAGCATGATTAAAAACCTAACAACAAGTAGTGCCTACGTAACAGTAACAGGAAACTATCCTCCAAACATTTACAATAATGGTATGCTGAATGTTGGGCAGTTAAGATACAACCCCACTAATCAATCAGTAGAAGTCTATGACGGTAGTAGTTGGCAACTGATGAGTCAGGGTGTAACTGTTGGTCTAAGCTGGGATGCTGATAGTGCTATTCGTTGGGCTATAGAAAAACAGCGAGAAGAAGCTACTCTTAAAGAGCGCATGGAAAAGCATCCTGGGCTTAAAGATGCTTATGAGAAGTTTCAAGTCATGGATATTCTTACCAAGGAAGAAGACGCTCAGTGACGCACAGTAATATTCGAACTACCTTTAAGTTAGTGGCAGACCGTCTGGTAGAATGGGAATGGTACGAACGCTTTATAGCACAAAACCCGGATTTAAAAGATCGCTGGGAACAACATAAAACATACGAGAAATTAAAAGATGACAATGTGAAATAAAAGCCTAATAGCGCAAGTAAGTATAAATAAACATATAGAGGAACTATTATGTTTTATGTATATGCTTATTTGAGAACTAAAGATTTAACTCCGTATTATATTGGGAAAGGTAAAGATGACAGAGCGTGGCAAAAATCACATTCTGTTATTGTTCCTAAAGATCTTAATAGGATTGTTATATTAGAATCCAATTTATCAGAACTTGGGGCATTTGCTTTAGAACGTAGACTTATACGCTGGTATGGTAGAAAAGATTTAGGCACAGGCACATTACATAATAGAACAGATGGTGGAGATGGTACAGCAGGAATTATTCCGTGGAATAAGGATACGCAAGTTGGCTCCTTTTTAACTGACGCAGGAAGAGAGAAAATTAGTAAAGCAAATAAGGGTATTAAAAAAGAACACGGTGATAAAATTTCTGCTGCCCTCAAGGGAAAGCCTAAATCAGAAGAACACAAAAGAAAGTTAAGTGACTCTGGTAAGGGTAATATACCATGGAATAAAGGTCAGTCTAAAAAAACAAGCGAAAAAGTGCAGCAATACGCAACATCACTCAAAGGTCGTTGCTTTACAGAAGAACATCGTGCTAAACTAAGTGAAGCACACAAAGGTAGAGCGAACACTGATGAGCAAAAAGCAAAAATAAGTGCTAAGTTAAAAGGCAGAGTCATGTCAGAAGAAACTAAACGTAAAATGTCTGAGGCAAGAAAAAAATTATGGGAACAAAAACGTAATGGAACAAAATAAATCAACGACACTACCAAGAGACAATCTTACAGAAAAACAACTAGGCACAGATGGTCAGAGCCAATACGCCGTTTTTCTTCCAGCATTGAGTGGTTTCTATGCCACTTA